CTGTTGTTATGCAGCAATGGCGCAAAGCGGCGGCAGGTGGCGAAACCACACTATCCGGCACAGACGATTTCGCCACTTCACTTTCTTATGTAGTCGGCGCTGAGCAGGTATTCATCAACGGCGTACTTCTTGAGCGTGGTGTGGATTACACCGCAACTACGGGTACTTCGATCACAGGGCTTACTGCTCTCGTTGCCGGCGATATTGCCACAGTAGTTTCGCCATCTAGTTTTGCCGTAGCCAACGCGATTCCTCTTAGCACCGTTACCGCTAAGGGCGATCTCATCACCGCTACCGGCGCTTCAACCGTCACCAACCTCGCAGTCGGCGCTGACGGCTCAACACTCGTTGCAAACTCTTCTGCTGGTGCTGGAGTGTCTTGGCAACCAGCCAAAACTGCCAATGGCATCATCAACGGCGGGATGGACATTTGGCAGCGTTCTACATCTCAGACCGCAGGAACTTCTGGCTATCTAACTGCTGACCGCTATTACCTCAACAATGCTGGCGCTACTGGCTTCACATTCAACCAAGGTGCTTCTGACCTAACAGGATTCAGATACTTTGGCCGCTTGCAACGCGCTTCAGGTAATGCCACGACAACTGCAATGACACTTGGCTACACACTTGAAACTAGCGAATCTCTACGCTTTGCAGGCCAAACAGTTACCTTCTCGTTCTACGCTCGCAAGGGTGCAAACTACTCAATGGGTGCCTTCCCAGTAACCCTTTATTATGGAACTGGAACAGACCAGCGCCTTTACTCATTTACTGGATTGACGGCGGTTGCAACTTCTCCAAACTTCTCGCCAACAACTTCTTGGGTGCGTTACTCACAAACTGTAACTATTCCATCAACTGCAACAGAGTTAGGTTTTGAAGCATTTTTCAGCCCAACTGGAACTGCTGGCGCAGCCGATTACATTGACCTAACTGGTTTCCAACTAGAACTTGGCTCAGTTGCAACTGCTTTCTCCCGCGCTGGTGGAACACTTCAGGGGGAGTTACAAGCCTGTATGCGTTATTACTATCGCTGGACTGCAAACGCCACTTACTCTCGTTACCCAGTATCAGGGCTTGCGGCTTCTACAACCCTAGTCTTCTTTCCATCCATTACCCCAGTTCCTTTGCGAGCAGTACCTACTGCCGTTGAGAGCAGTTCAAACTGGCGTGTCTATGATGGCGCAAGTGTCGTGACTGGCGTAACCATTGGAATGGTGGTTTCAACAGAAGCGGAATTGCAACCATATCTAACTGCAACTGTATCAAGCGGATTGACCCAATACAGGCCGTATATGCTCACCGCCAATAATGATGCTTCAGCCTACATCGGCCTGAGTGCGGAGTTGTAATGAACATTGAACACTTTACCCAAACAGACTGGGCTGGCAATACGATTGATATGGTCAGAACAGATGACGGCAACGGCAACTTGGTTGTAATGACCAAGGAAACCTACGAAGCCAGCACACTCCCATCCAACTCTTCTATCCCACAGGCAGGTGAATAATGAGTCGCGCACAACTTACAAGTACGGTAGAGCAGAACTCGGCAGGAGCAGCGGCTCCAGTTGTGGCGGGTAAAAACCTAGCAATAAATGGATTGCAAGAAATTTGGCAGCGTGGTACTTCTTTCTCAGGCGCTGGAGTTTATACATCTGATAGATGGTATTCGGGTACCGCTAACACTACTTATGCTCAGGAAACATCAGTTGTACCAACTGGCATTAGGTATGCAATGAAGATGACAACTAGCACAACTGGAGTAGCCCCTACTATTTGGCAAGCGGTAGAAACTGCTAATGCAATTCAATTTGCAGGACAGACCGTAACACTTTCTTTTTATGCTCGCTCAACAGATGCAGTTGCAGCATTGATTCGCTTGGATTACTCAACAACTTCCGATACTGCTGTTACTGGAAGTTACACTTCTATTGGCGCTTCAACTCCAGCAACAACCTCAACAGGTTATACAAGGGTTTCGGCTCAATTTGCAGTTCCATCAAATGCTCTTACCTTGCGCTTGATTATTGGCGCTGGTGCTAACTTGAGCAACGGTGGTAGTTTTTACATCACAGGCATCCAACTTGAAGCAGGAAGCGTAGCCACTCCATTCAGCCGAACAGGTGGAACACTCCAAGGCGAGTTAGCCCTCTGCCAGCGTTATTATGTTCGCTTTGGTGCAGATGGAAATGCTTACGCACCTATGGCGGTTGGCCTGATGAAAAGTACAACAAATGCAGAAGTGCTAAAACCGTTGCCAGTACGAATGAGAACTGCTCCAAGTGCTGCAATAAGCGGAAATTTTTATATTTCATTAGGAACAACAAGTTCTAACGCATCGGCACTATCAATTTATTCAAGTACAACCGATATGATTGATTTGCAATTCACAACAGGAACATTGGTTGCTGGTTCAGCCGTGTCGGTATTTACAAATAACAGTACCGCTTCTTATATTGAGGTAAGTGCAGAATTATGACAAAATATGAATTGATTGAAATAGAGTTTTCAGCACCTTGCGTAAAGCGCACCGATGAAGATGGCAAGGAATGGTTTATCCCTGCCGACCCTGCCAACTCAGACTACCAAGCATACCTAGCCAGCCTAGAGGCGTAACTGGAACACTCCACAGAGAGTTAAGACCTGTTACCCTTAATCTATGGGATTAGCGATCATGGGTTTTATATGCGGTTTGACGATCGGATACATTCATGGAAAATACTGATCTAGTACCGCTTGAAGAAATCTACCGCCAACTTAAGAACCGCTACGACACATCAGGCTTTAGCCCGTATGTGATCCGCACCGATTGGCAGATTATCCGGCGCATAGGAGTTCATCCTGCGCTCGCTACTGTTCAAGACCTTGAGAAAGTAGTCTTATCGGCTACCAAGCAATCTACCAAGGCAAACTATGTTTCGCGCCTACGCTCGATTTACAAGCACCTCAACAAGATGAACCTACTTAACGGCAATAACCCCGCAGAGGATCTTCCCAAGGTTAAATCTGGTCGTGGCGTACCCAAGCCTGTTACTCAGGCTGAATTCGATAAGTTGATGGCTGAGGCTAAGCAACCTTACAAGGATTGGTTCATACTCGGCGGCTTAGTCGGACTACGCGCGCATGAGGTAGCCAAGATCGAAGGCGCTGATCTGATCGAAGATAACGGCGGCTATTCCTTACGGGTGGTTGGCAAAGGCAAGACCGATCTGATCGTTCCAGTAGCCAAGAGGGTTGCCGAGATGATCCAATCTCACGGCACTTTAGGCAGACTTTGGATTATTGACCCTAATGGCTTCTCTAAAAAGGCGGCAGACGAGATGCGCCGAATCCTCGGCCCGAACGCCAAGCACTTCCACTCTTTGCGCCATTACTTTGCGACTACGATGCTTGAGAAGTCAGGCGGCGATCTCCTAGCCGTTAGAGATCTGATGCGCCACTCATCAGTAGCCACTACTCAGGTTTATACGCAACTCTCGCAGGACAAAACACGATCGCTTGTGAACTTGATAGAGTAGCCCAATGAACCTCGTTCAAAAGGCGGTTGAACAGGGTGGCAAGTTAGCACCCATAGCAATACCCAATACCTTTGGGGGAATGAACCCCTCGGTCTTTATTGATCCTGACGGCGATATCCTCGTTAATGTCCGCGTGGTCAATTACATTCTTTACCATAGCGAGAACAAGCAACTTTANCCNTCACGATGGGGGCCGCTTGCCTATCTTCATCCTGAAAAGGATCAGCGCCTAGTCACCGAGAATTATTTAGTACGCCTCAATAGCGACCTAGTAATGACCGATTGCACCAAGGTTGAGATGTTAGAGCTACATCAACCCATTTGGGAGTTTGTCGGGCTTGAAGATGCTCGCCTTGTCTATTGGGATGATTATTACCTCATAGGCGTTCGCCGCGATACCACAACTAACGGCGTGGGTCGTATGGAACTAACCAAGATCACGCTAGACAAAGAGAACTGGGTTGCAAAGGAAGTTGATCGCAAGCGAATTCCTGCGCCAGCGCCAGACAACTCGTACTGCGAGAAGAACTGGATGCCGGTACTTGATCGCCCTTATCACTTTGTTAAGTGGTCTAGCCCTGTTGAAGTTGTCGAGTTTGATGGAACACAGACCAAGCAGGTTAGCGTTCGCCAAGGAA